GATGTGCATCCCGCTACTGCTATCGCGCAGATGACTAATGCAATCGTTCCTAAGATTGCTATTTTTTTCATTTTTTTACCACCTCATTTTTATGATACTCTTCATAACAACTCCAACTGCAAAAGAAACCAGATTCATAACATACGTAATAACTATGGTGCTTCCCACAGTTTTTGCACTCGTCTTTCGCGTTATATGGGTGCATCATCGTACCGCCGAGTATTAAATCTATCCAGCCGTTAGTGGGTACTGGTTCAATCTCTAAAGCACGCTGCATTGCCTCGTTCGCGCGTTCTTCGATTGTTGTCATTTTTCAGTCCTCACTTCTCTTCTGTAAAATCTAAAGTTGGAACGTACTTTACGTCTTGTTTCCATTCACTCCACTGCCAATCTGTATATTGATTCTTCTCTCTATACCACGAATCAAGCTTAATCTTGTACGTTATTTCACGACCTACTGGAAGTGTCATTTTTCAGCCCTCAACGTAGATTTTATAGTCATGAATGAGGCGCTGGATAATATTATCAAACGTGTCGCCTTTTTTTCCAAAAGACTTAAGCGCCATCCAAGTTTCATCTTTAACGGTTATTGTTTTCATATTACCCCTACTAACTCAATATACTTAATAGTATTAATATCTTTAGTATGGCTCTATGCAGGTTTTACAGGTCACACCCACACCTATTCAGCGTCAACTGTGTAAGCAAGCTCAATACAGCTTTCTTTCGCCAAAAATAGTTAATCTAATGTAAGCAAAAAAGAGAAAAAAGAAAAAGAGGGTTTTACATGTGGCTTGGTGCAGGCGTTGGCGCTTCTTCCTCTTTAAGTAGCGTGACCAGACCCGCTAAAACCAGACCAATGAACCCAACAAGAGCCGCTTCGCCGGAAGTCAATGCAAAATAACTTCCGAGACTGTTCACTACAAACACCAAGAAACCTAAAAGGAGTATAAGCCCTGGGATAGTTACCCAGCTACTCACTGGTCCACTTAGAGATAACTTAACCATGTTTTTCACCTCCTCTATTTTATCATGTAAAGAATAGCAAAAATAAAGCCACTTACAAAGCCACCTAATAGTAGCATAGCAATGGCCCATTGAGCATCGGAGTATTTGCTTTTCTGATCCTCTAGCTTTTGAAAAATAGCTTTCTTAAATTCGTCAAATTTAGCGAGTACACTCTGTTGAAATGCCTCCTGAGTCGTATCTTGTTGGTCAAGGCGCTCAAGGATTACTTTGCTTTGCTCTGATAAGACCTCAAGCAATACATCATGCTTTGTGGCGTTCTCACTAAACTCATCGTGGTCCTCGCGCTGGAGCTTTTCAAGGTCACGCAGACGCCGCTCAATATCAGATACTTGCTCTTTAATTACTTCCATTAGAGAAACCCCCGCGAAACCCTACATCTATAAGAACAATTGCGAAAGCACTTAGGATTGCATATACCATTGTTGAGATACTATCTGAGATAATCACAATAGGTTGTAATTGTGAACCGTCTAGGAAGAACAACCCTTGAATCACGATAAACATAACGACCCCAAGGATAATTAACTCTTTGCGTTTTGTGTGCCATACCCACCGAAAACTACCGTATTCACTGGCTTTTTTTCCCTTGTTCGTGTTCCTCTTTAACTATCTTAACCGCTTTATCAATAACCCTTTCTTTACGCTCCTCGCGCCGCTCTTCTGCCTTGTTAGAAAGAGTTATAATTTTATTGAGCAGTTCTCTGCCATCGGGCGTAGTGTAGAGGTAGATGTCGGTCTTCTTTTTACATATTGGACACACCCACGTCCGACCATCTTTGCTGCCGATCAGTTCCAGAAGTCCTGCTCGCTCTCCACATAGGTCGCACCCCTGGTCCGGGAGGGTAAGGAGTATTTTCCGTCTGGTAAGTTCATCTTCCATTATTCTTTTTCCTCATAATTTTAATCACTCTCCGTGCTTCATTATCACTGAGTTTGTCGAACGCGCAAGGTTCGGGTTTTGACTGTATATCCTCTAAAAATTCTATTGATTCACGCTCGTTAAGCGTTAGTTTGTGTACCCATTCTTGGACTGTTCTTGGCATGTGTACCCCTTCCTTGTTTTTGTTCTTTTACTCCTGGCCCGGTTGGTACTCTCGCACGTTGACGCACATGTTGACATTTGGGGCTGTTCCTGGTGTTGGGGTCGGTCCAGGTGGTCCGGGTCCCGGTCCACCACCTTTCCATAAAACAACATCGTCAGCCCAGTCCAAGCCTCCTGATAAATTCTGAGCGGAATTATACTCCCTCCACACATAAAGATAACAGCCGCACGGAAACCCCGTTACGTTAGGGTCAGAACACGGAGAGCCAGTATTCAGACAATTCCCAATAGAGTAGGTACCAGAAGTATCAACATAGGCTCCCGGGTCCTCAAGATTTACTGTAATCTGAAAATAATAATTAGTGTTGAGTGAAAACAAGGCGTTACTAAATGTCCAGTATATCCTTCCTTCATCATAGGCACCATCGGCGGGTACGTGAACTGGTTTATTATCACCCGTGCCAAGCCAAAACTGGACTTCAGACCCCCCCTCATCGTAGCTGGGTGCGCTATTATATGCAATTTCAACGTTGAGGTTGTAGCCCATCGTACTAATTCCATTAAGACAACCACTAGCTAACCCATGGATATACCCGTAAAACAAATCGTCTTGTGCTGCACTCCATAGCTTCCCATCGTTGCCAGTCTGCAAATCACCTGGGCAGCCAAGCCCAGGCCACCACTGGTGGATGTTGAGCCCTATCTCCCATGTATGGTTGTATGGATTTGAGATGCCACCAGGTATGCGTATCCCGTCCGTGTTGGCATCTAACGGCCCCCATATAGGATAACCAACTGAGTCTTTGGCATACTGAGCACGTGTTGCCGTTCCATTATACGTGTCCCCACCACTGCCTGAGTTGGTGATAGTCGTAGAGTTTTGGGCAAATTTGTAGAATAAATACTGTGAAGAAGCCCCTACTCCTGGTTGCAATGGCGGCGTTGGGGATATCGCCTTCTTTCGTTCAGCTTTTGGACAGACCATCTATTCGACCCCCGGCTGATACCCGCGCACGTTTACGTTGAGGTTTACATTCGGAGCTCCGCCGCCGCCCGGCGTAGGCCCAGGAGTTGGCACCACGATCTGAGATTCTCCGGTGATGATCCATCCATCATATACTGCGCTATTATTCGCGTACGCGTATGGGAGGTATCCGTATCCGGAATTATGTATGAATACTCCTGCAGAAGTAGCAAAGTTGTGGTAACGAGGCACGCATATGTCATAGGTGTCTATTCGCTCGTGACGTTCTACTTTCAAGACTTTGTGATTATACGTCGCGGCCCACTCATTATATGATAGTGGCTCAGACTCAGCATTTTTGTACCATCTATACTCTGCAAGTTTTGAGCACATTTCACGAGCTTGTTTCGACTGTGCTTCAGTTCTTTCGTATATCCCGCATCCAGCATACGCAGCGGCGCCGCCCTTTTTCCTAGTGGCCGCCGCACGTTTGGCTTTTTCACTTCTTTCTTCTGGTGTACCGCTCTTGTTTAAGGTTATAGCATTCCTCCGTCGCGCTGCCCGCTGCCGCTCAGTAAGCTCTGCTTCGCCGTTTTTAAGGAGCTCGTTATATCTAGTGATGTTTTTACGGGAATTTTTTACCCATTCGTCATAATTCCGGTCCCAAGCTTCTAGTATTGGTGTATTATCTTTGAGTTGGGAATGGTAACTTGAATGCGCTTCTGGAGACATTACCAAAAGGTTTTCTGGTGTGTTATCTGTTTTATCAAAATTGATGTGGTGGATAACGGCGCGCCCTTTGTGTTCTTCAAACATCCGTATCTCACGGGCTACCGTCCAGTGTGCGCGTACCCATGAGAAGGTACTGTTACACGCGATTTTTGTATAGCCGTCTTTGTCATAAGAACGATAGAACGGCATAAGAGAATCCCCCTCGTTGAGTTTTTCCGCTTTTTTATATGTCCCGTCTCGCAACAAAAAAGGATGATCCGGCGTGCATGTGATATGTTCATCGTTGTCGAGATACACGGTTACAGTCGGAACGTTTTTATGTGCACGTTTGCATGCGGTCGCTTGCGCTGGGACTATCTTCTTTCGGTCAGTATCATACGCGTAGACCCAGAACGGCGCAGCGTTTAATAGAGACCTGATGGGTACATCTTTTCCAGATAGTAGCGGGATTTTTGTGTCTCCGGATACACAATCGCCCCACATAGTAGACCACGAGTTTTTTACGATAAACGCGCCTGTTGAGCTATCAAGGTTCGTGATCGAATCATCGTAGCCCATTACAATCTGCCCGTGGTCTGGTGATTTTGTCCAGTCTGATAAGTTTGGAATCAACCCATACGATTGTCCTGATTTAATAGATGTGTTCATAAGGCCATCATATTCATCTGCACAAAGTATAAACATGACAGGGTAGCCAGAAGCAATCGCGTTTTTTGCATCGTCTAGCCCCATCACAGTAATTACACTATCCCCGCTGCCTGCTATCGTTGTTCCCGTCGCCACGCTAACGCTTTTCGTTACTTTATTCTTAGCTGCGTCAGTGGTAACAGCAGAAGTGGGTGCCGTGTTAACATTCGTAGGTTTAGGATACGCAACGCCTGAGTTGCAGTTTACTTCTGACCCAAACGGCCATAACGAGTCGTGCGCCATCCCGGTATTAGTCATAGCTACAATCGCTGATTTTGGATATGTACCGCCGTCTGTGTTCTGCATGCCGTCAAGCGCCCGAGCCCAATAATAAATAGCAAGCATGCTGGTCTTAAACCACGCCGACGGTTCTAGATAACGTACCAGCCATTCAAATACGCCACACGACGCTGCTGCCACGCAGCACCCCACTCCATCTTGGTTTCGGATTGGAGAGTCATAGTGCCGGAGATCTACTGACGATGGCAGAGCCGCAGCCTGTTCAGCGGTGATATTGGGAAATACGGGGTCGCTCGGATCATACGGGCTCGGTAATGCGCCCCGCGTGCCTTTCCAGTTGCTAAGGTCTATTGGCATCTATTCTTGCCCCGGTTGGTACGCTCGTACTCTGACGCACAGGTTTGTGTTGGGTGCTGTTCCTACTGGTGTAGGTGTCGGAGTGGGTGTAGGTGTTGGCGTTACTCCACCCCTTCGGTCGGAGAAATTAGTCATATTCGTACCGTACTCACTCATTAACCCACTTATCACACTGCCCCCCGGATTCCCAGACCACCCAGACCCATCGCCCAGCACGTACCATTGTTGGAACCCTACTATAGTGACGCCTTGATCCGCCGCTGCGTCAACATAGCCGATCATCATGTCTGTCGTTTGACCGATATCATAATTAGTTACCAATATTCCAACCTCAAAACACCCGGCATCTTTATTTATCGCGGCTTCTGATGCAATCTCATCGGCACTCATCGGACTGCTGCCAACATACGGTTCCATGAATGTTGAGCATCCGAATTTACCAACTTTCGCACCACTTGCCCATACATCATTATTACCATACGTCCCACCACCTGTCCCACTTCCCCCATAGTTCATAAAAGGAAGGTATTCCATTATGGCGTCTATTTCAGCAGCGCCTTCAGACTCACCGCCAACTGCGTCAAGGCCAGCACTAGCCAATCCAGAAAGATACGAAGTATCGCTGCAGCCGCCTGAACCTGAATCGCTGTCTTGGAGAAGTGCGCCCATACCCGCCGAGTGACATGCAGATATAAAACCGCCGGGTGGTTGTACACAGCCGGAACCCCCTTCGACTACGAGGTCAATAAATCCTGCGCTCTTTAAAGCTGATGGGCTGCTGAATGATTCCGCACATAGCTGAAATACTTTGCTTGCCATACTACCCCCCAATTTATGACGTCGGCAAGACTTCTACGGTGTGCTCACCGGGTGTAGGTTGCCCGGTGTGGCTTTGTGTGAGGTATTGCATAATATCAACGTTGTAGTACCCTGAGAATGTCTGCCCCAGCGCCGTTCCATCGACTTTTAGGGTAAACGCGCTCGGTGTATCAACTGTTAATCGTACCGCTTGTGTTAGTGTTGTTCCCGCCCGGATCGAAAACTTCATGGTTCCTGGAGAAGTAGAAGTCGCTGCAACTGCTCCGGGGTAGGGCGTTTCAACGGTTTGCCCTTGTAAATACTTAGGACCTCGCTGCGACGCCTTTCCCAACTGCGCCATCATCTTATGTGCAGAGAGGTGGACATTATCTAAAGTCAGCGTATCTAACGTATGCGGCTGTGTTAAATCCTGTTTCTCTATCTTAGTGATTATCGCGGTTAGTTGTAAAGGGTTGCCGTAGTTATCAAGAATCCTATCGTCAATCACCGTAACCGCCCCGCCGATTGTAAGCTCTTCCGCCCAATTCTTTACTGGGTCTAAATCGTAGAGATCCGCAGCGGATAAGCTAACCGTGTACATCGGTTGGCTGTTTGCGGTTAAATACTGTGCCCCCGCGTTTATTAGAGCGTTTTGCGTCGTTAATGCGTCGTCTTTAAACGTCCCTTCAAATTTTCCATATGAATCATAGGCATCCCACGCCTGCATATACGGCGCGTGTTGGAAGTGGAAAATGTAAGGTGCGCTTGAATCATAATCTGCGAGTGGGCATTTTATCTGCCTTCCGGGGTGTACCACGTCGCTCTGCTGGAATTTAGATGTTAAGTCGGTTGCAATGGTTCTAATTTGAAAAGCATATTGGGATGCATAAGGACCCCCAGCAGTGTTAAGTAACCACGATACTTGTGTGATGCCTGCCCTACTTTGGGCTGCATAACAGCTAGCAGTTTTAGATGTTTTCGCGGGACCAATACCGAACGCTAGGCCATCGTTAACATGTTGGGGGGAGGGGTTAACTTTGTCCCAAGATGCTGTTCCGGCATACGGAGTAATAACAATAGCATAGTACCCAGACGGAAATGCAGAGGTCTGCATTGGAAAATGATACCAAGTGGGTGTAGTAGAAATTGAAAATAGGTTACCATAGCACCAAACTAGAGGCCCTTGATACGGCACCCTATACCCGACTGCGCCGTTGGCGGCTACCGATGGAGTAGTCGAATATAACCCAACAATAAATCGTGGCTGTAGAGGCCACGCTACAGCGGTGTGTGTCACTCTCTGGAGCTGAAGTGCTACATCATAAATTCTAAATTGCGTAGAGTTTCCTGTAACCAAGTTACTCATATAAAATATTTGAGCCATGGCCATTGAAGAAGTTCCCATAACTTCCTCAACAGCAGTGTCGGTGCCCGTTGACGGCAATGTGTAAGGCATTGCCAGACCTTTGCCAACCGCAAAGTTATCAGTAATTGTTGTACCATTGCTCGTTACGGCTCCTTTCTTCGGTAACGCGGCACCAACAGCCGTCCATCCATCATAGACCTGATATTCATACTGACCATTTATCTTAGGAAGATGGAAGTACGCCCAACCGTTGTCTGTTTCATATAACTCAAGCTCTTGTGCGGATGGCCAATACGCAGGGTTATTCAAACAAAGTTCGCTAGGCGTGGAACCTGAGCCTCTTGGATAAAGTTTAGTCACGAGTTGGGATTTGTCCCGCTTCATATCAATACCGCTCAGGTTCTTCCCGATAGTCATTATCGGAGGCTGTACGCTCATTGTGGCAACACCGCCGAGGTTGTTCCTGTATCCGTTGGTTGTGGTAACTGCCCTGGAATTGGCATTAGGTTAATGTCACGGTGTAACGGATTGCCGTACTCCATCTGCACCTGCATATAGCCGCCGACTTGCGTTATTATATTGCCAACTGCGGTCTGTAGGTTTTCCCAGCTTAAATCAATGTCAAGCAACATATTAAGCGACGGATCAACGTTGCAGTAATAAATCAAACCGTCTGCTCTTATTTCGGCTGTAATATCCATCAAGATATCACTCACGAGTCTTTGAGATACTTTATAATTCTGAGTGATATAACGAGTCAGATATGATTCCGGCCCGTCGCACGTTATTAACGCCCAATCGCCACTCCCAGACCCTAACGAACCTGAGCCTGAGCCTGTAGATGTCGCTCCGTAATCTCTATACGGTTCGTCTGAAACCGGAACAAAGACTTGTTTTAGGTTCTTATCGCGCCCATAATACCATACTTCTAGTCCGATCGTGTTTCCAGGCGGGTTGTCTAAAAACCACAAGTATTTCGGATCGTCTAAGGGTAGGTTAAACGTTAAAGAATCAGCAAGTCCAAGCTCACGCGAGAGGTACGGAACTGTGCGTTTATCGAGCGTTCCCAGGTATTCAGCAGTACCAAACGGGTTATCGGTGCTTTTATTAGTCCAGTTCCACCTATGGAGCTCGAATGTATAATCTGAAATTAATGGGGTTGTTTGTACTACAACTGGCTCTGGTATTGATACTAAGATCGTTTCGCTCGTCACGGCACTATATACATCATCACCTGCAAAGTAGGCATAATAAGTGAAGTTTCCATAACTTGACTCACTCCATAGAAACTGGTACGTGCTTGAATTTGAGTCTGTACTAACTGTGCCTATTACATCATTACTGCCCGTTACTATTTTATAAACGGTAATAACCCGGCTTCCCCACTCTGGATTGCCTTCGTTGTCAGTTAACGCCCCCCCAAATACGAAGCTCTGATTAATGGCGGGGTTTGGGTTGGATATGGTAAACGTTAGCAGTGAGGGTGTTGTCATGTCTTATGCGCCCGTGACTGTAATATCAAGCACCGCACTGGTTGTTCCTGCAAAGTTATCGTCCCCACTAAATGTCGCATAGTAGGTGCGTAGCCCTGCGGTTGTAAAGGAAGCAGGTATGGTGAAGTCGCCGTTTGCATCTGTTACCCCGCTGCCATCAGTGTACTTGGTTCCACCCGTGCCTATGTAATGGTAAATCGTTACTGTGTCGCCTACTATCGGGTTTCCACCACCTGTTAATGTAACCGTGAAGTTAACCACCTGATTAATAGCAGGGGTTGTGTCATCTGCGGTGATGGTCAGGCTAGACGGAGGTCCGCCCTTCGTTACTCCTAATCCGAAGTAATAGTCCCCTGAATACGAACCTAAGTACGTACTTGTACCTGTGTAATACGCCCTGAAGTAATACGTCCCGCTTGTCAGTGTGATAGGCGTAGAAGTCCACGAACCTGATTGATCGGTGGTTGTCGGGTTGGCGTTTCCGAGATTTGTATTATTCCAGTGTGTACTAAGGAGTCCGTTCGTGGTAGTGTTCGTAGAGAGTTGCAGGAATATCTGCGCGCTTGGTATTGGATTGCCAGAAAGGACCTCATAAAGCTGTCCTGATATGGTATATGTGCCGTCTGAGTTTTCGTTTATGTATAGGGTTAACTCAGTTGCTAATTGCGTTATATTGAGCACTTCAGTACCAGCGGGCGGGTACGATTCTTGTAATTGCGCTACTATCGTGTCATATCCAGCAGCGCGATAACCGTTTAAGAAATACTGGTGGGGCTCACCGTAAAGTAGAATATTCCACGAACCGGGGTCTATCCACACCTGGAACGTGTTGAAACCTACTCCATTGGCGTATGACCAATCGAAAAGAGACTGATAGCTAGGTGTTTCATCGTTTAGGCTTTGTACATAAATCGAGTTCCATGTTGAACCCCCGACGTAGCCTAGTATGCCCATCGGTATGCCTAGCTCCGCTGATTGGAGTGCTGCGGTGTAAATATACGGCGGGTCTGAGTTATAGTACGCCTCAATGCTGTTTTGTGTCGTTGACGTGTCCACTGCCTGTTCGTAGTACTGCCCGGGGGCATACCAACTAAACGGCTCAGGCGGGGTGTAGTTTGTATAATTGGGGAAATACTTTCTACAAAACTCAACAGCACCAGCAGCGCCCATTTCAGAAGAGACCCCCTGCCACCCGACCGCCGCGAGGTTTGCGAACCATGTCCCAAAGTATCCGACCTGTGTCATAGTCTGACAGTTTGACCATGACCCAGAGTTAGGCCCGGGTGCGCTAGGAGTTCCCGTGCCGTATTGGTCCACCTTTTCAACATCGAGCATCGGGACCATGCCCACTGACGTTATCATATCATATTCTTTTTGATAGAGCGTGTTTGTGTACATGTCGGGATTGTTGCATATCAAGAAACAAACGGTAAAGCCGCACCCTGCGAAGTACTGCAACATGCCAGCGTCTATCATTTCGGGGTTTACTGAGATCATATACGTAACCGGCCCAGGATTTTGAGCTGGCCAGGGAGTGTTTTGGTTTGATACCGTCATCGCGGATGGCGGCGAGGCCGCTCTATAATAGAGGTTCGCTGCAAATTGCGTCGTAAAGTATTGGTTCCACGTATAACTTCCCGAAATCCCGTTAGTTGTAGGCCCGACGTAGTACGTATAAGAATACTTCCCGTGAATGTCGGTATTAGCCAGCGTGAAGTTTGTTTGCCCATCGAACGTGAAGGGAACGCTTGTATAAAGACTCGCCGGGACTTTTACTTCTAAATGAATAGGTGCATTCGGGATGGGCACTTTTGTATTGCTCGCAAGCACGAGGCTGCCACTGAACGTGTAATATGGAGACGCCGATGCGTCCATGCTTAAGGAGAGTTTTACGGGTATCCTCTGATCGGGTGGGTATGTGTGTAACATCTCACTGGTGCTCCCTAAGTACCCGGAACCCCCGATGTACATTGTCCTGAACTCCTGCAGGCCAGTATAAACCGCAGTCGCGGCGAAGGTATACGATCCGCTTGCGTTGGTAGTTGTCGTCTGTAAATTATTCCAGTGAGCGGTATCTGTAGAAGAAGCTAATGTAACCGTAGCGCCTACGACCGGATTCCCGAATACGTCTTTTAACGTCCCGGAGAACACATAGGAACCTGGAGATGTGCTGTCTTTTCCATTGAGTACTAAGATAGTGGGGATAACTGCGCTTGCCGCTGAGGGGGTAGGGGCGACCTGTTGACCGACTAAGAACCTATCCCGCCACCTAGCCTCAAGTATGCCGTGTATTGGTGTGGACGCTGAAAGTTCTATTTCATTAAGTCCTGGTTGTAGATGAGGCCACGCTGGACCGTTAAAGCTGGAAAGCGATTGTTCGTTGTTGAGGAACACCGTATAAGGCGTTCCGTATTCAGCATCCATGATAAATTCTAGGGTATCCGCCACGTTCAATGTACCTGTCCACGAAATTGCCTCATCCGTGGTTACGTTGGTGATGGTAAGCGTGCCGTTAAAGTAACCCGCCGAATAAAACCGCCATCGCGGAGAGGCCAGCGTATCGCCTTTTGAGGTAAACGTTGCATACGAGGTCTCGACTCCGCTGGCCGTGGCCCATATAACTGATTCTACTACAGAGTATGCAGGCCCGGTACACGCGAAGTCAATATCTAAATCTAATAACGTAGGGGTAACGTTTTCATTTGAGGGATTTGATTTCTGACGTTTTGCTATAAAATAACTCGCAGGGTATTCACCAAAAGTAAGCTGTTGTTCGCCTTTGGTTGGATCGAAAACCTCCCCTAGCGCTATCATTGCGGCTATCATCGTGGTTCTCTTATTATCGGGAACTTTAGGCCGTATTACTGTAGAGATAACCCAGTCCTTTAGATATGGTCGTGTTGAAATTGTTGATAGTGGGCTGGTTGTAAATTGTGTAGAATCAAAACCATCAAGCCACCAGTATTTTGTTGCATCGGCAAGGTGAGCATAGTACGGTGGTTGCGTAATATCAACGCCACCGAAAGTCATCATGCCAATTCCCGTGGTTGGGTATTGTGTAGTGGTAGCGTGTGCATGCGGTGTTATGGTCACGCTTCTTGAGATTACGTTATAAATGATTGATTTTGATACCGTAGGAACTACGTGCGTTGCGTGGGTAATCGCGCGTGTTATGACTGAACTTAGCTGTGTGGTAACAGAAAGGTCTACCTCTGGAGCGATTGAAACAGAAGCAGGAATAACTGAGGGAAAACCCGATATGTACGTGGAAGGATATAAAACAGGAACAACATCAATGGAGCGGCTTATAACAATTCGTGGGTTTCCAAACGTCACAAAACAGATTTGCGTCGCAATGTTTGCGTTTGTGGTTGGCCACGATGCCTGGAACGAACCTGCGGCAAATGAACCTATAGTACCTAGTGAATCATAGCTCCCTAGGTCGTTATTGGTTCCTGCAAGGGAGTATGATTCGTTTAAGTACCTATACGTAACCGTTTTAGAACTGCCGCTTAGTACAATGCCGTTTTTATCGGTGGCCCCCGCCACTAAGTTATTCGTGCCATCCGACGCGCCTACCATAATCCGATGTCCAGATTGCTCTGAGGTATTGGCCGGATAGCTGTCGGTTGTTGCCAGTACCGCCGTAGGTGTTATGGTGAGTACTGAAATCGTGTCTGTTGTTGGAGCGGCTGCCGTTGATTTAGTCCAGTTGCCAACTAAACTCCCACCGCCCGTATTAAGACACAAACTTAAATAATCTCTCGCTCCGCCGCTGCTGTATGTCCCCCAGTGTATCGTAAAGCCGTCTGCATCCATTGATACAAAGGATGCTTTAGTGTGTACAGAGGTAGTGGCGCCGGTATCGACAATGCACGAGTCGGCAAGCTGGATACGTCCTGTACTTGTAGTAGTAACACCACTCATCGCAAAGCCATACTTTGACCACTGGTTACCGCTAGCATCCATCGCACCGATACTGTAAACAGAGCTAGTCGTCGTATTCGCAGTATGACCAGCATCCGCATCACCGATATGGATAACACAGTCCGGTTGGAAGCCCGCGCCTGTAATGCTCTGGTTGCCCGTTGAGGTGTTAGAGGTCCAGTGTACTACTTTTGCAGGTACGCCGGTTAATGCTAGGAAGTTAAACTCGTATGATGTTGCGGATACCGTAGTCCAGTTTAATATAAAATCGCCTGAATTAAGCCCGTATAACGTCGCTTCGTACAGTAACGTGCCATCATACTGAACCATGCCAATAGCGGCACTCGCACTATACCTGCGGTACTCTGCGCTTGGATCTGCACCGCCCTTTCCTGCGATTGAGATATATCCTTGAGATGCCCCACCTGCACCGGCACAGAAGCCAATGGAAAACTGGTCGCCAACGCTGCTCCATCCTGCTGACGATAATGGAACGCCCCAGATAATAACAGCACTCGGAGTGAAACCCGCAGGTAAGGAAATCGTCTGATTGCCTGTGCTGGTAGGTGTGTTAAAGGTTCCAGCGTATGAAGCGACGGTCATCGTGTCCTCGGTTAAGACGTACTAATTACTAAGGTTATCTGCAAGACAATCTGCTCTGCTCCCGTTTTAGTTCCCAAGTCATCGCCAGCAACACGCGCGAGCATTGTCCCGGCACTCGCCGCGTTAAAGATGCCATACTCTGACCAATCAAAAATAGCATCTGCCGCGTAAAAAGTCGCCTGGTATAGAATTGAATTACTCGTCCTTACAGGGTATCCAGTATCAACAGGGTTTAGCTGTTGGCTCGCGCCTATCAAAGCGGTCTGACTCACGTTAAAGGCTGTGCTGTTATCATTGCCGACGCCGAGGTACGCATTTGAGTTGTTGAACGGTAATGTTGCACCGTCGTTAATCAAGAAACTCGCAAGCGCAACTGCTCCTGCGGTGGTTAATCCACTTGTAATTGCCATTGTTATTCACCTCCTTTAGTTGCTAAATCAAATTCAAATTCCTGTACGCTTTCGGTTGTTCTCGATGCTCCTACTCGATACATCCCCCCGGCCCAGTACTGTTCCATCGGGATTCGTATTACTTTAGTAATTAATTTCGCTTTCATGGTTTTATCCTTTGCTTAATCCTGCTCGCCGCATTTCGCTATTCACTTTATAACCGATTTTTGTGCTTAGCGTATCAATCGCACTGTTTGAAGTTAGAATCGGATTGTTAATCTGAATCGCTCCGGCTGAAATGATAACGTTGCCTTGTCCTTGCCCAGCGCTTCCACCTGGACTATACGGACTTATACTACCTGGGTTTACCGAAAAGCCCCCACCGCTGACGTTGCTTAATGGTGTAATCGCTTCCGGGCCTGCTTCGCCTGCGATTAATAGTGTCGGTTTAGTGACTATGCCGCCGTGTTGAGCTGCTGGTAATGCAGGAAGATGCAGGCTAGAGATTGCACTTTGTATAGGACTAACGATACTGCTTGCTGCTCCTGATACTGCCCCTTTGAGCGCATTTACGAACGCATTGGCGACATCGCTCCATATCGCATTAATCGCACTTTCTAACTTACCTGGAATTGAAGTGAGTTGGTTCCATAGCCAGTTTCCAAATCCACCAAGGGCGCTCTGTAGTCCGCCCCATAACTCTCCAGGAAGCGGTGAGATCAAACCCCATAACCAAGAGCCTATCGCCGCCCAGATACCGATATACGTATTCCACGCTTTCTCGGCAAGTCCCGATATCTCACCCCATAACCAAGAGCCTATCTGAGTCCAAATACCTATATACGCAGACCATAATTTTGATGGGAGGTCTGAGATAAGACTCCATAACCACGAGCCGAATCCACCTACTGCACTCACGATGGAGTTCCAAAGTTTACCCCCTATGCTCTCTACTGTAGCCACGACCCCACTAAATGCGCTGCCCCAATTAAGGTTCTGAAGGGTGCTGACAAGGTTTTTCGCCCAGCCCAACACTGCTTGCACTGCATCGTGGAAGGGTTTGAATCGGGTATATAATAGATAAAGGATTGCGCCGATAACTACGACCGCCGCGATAATAGCTATTAACGGCAGTTCCATACCCATAATCGGGATACTGACTGCCCACGCCGCCGCTGCCGCTCCGCCAAGTGCTCCTGTAAGGCCGCCAGCGGAGAGTGCCGCCATGTCTATCTCGATACCCATCATACCTAGTATCGTGACTATTGGTCCGATCGCGGGGGCCATCATCCCTATAAGCATTAAAACCGGCCCAATGGCTGCCGCGATTCCAGCAATAGCGATAACGACCATTTGGATAGGCTCAGGCATACCTGCAAAGACATTCATGATTTTAGCAACAAAATCCATAACTGGTGTCAATGCGGTAAGGAGATTCGAGGCTATGTTAATGAGCGTAATACCCAAAGGAGCAAGCGCCATCTCTCCTTGATGGGTAAATAACGTAAGCTTTTCACCAAATGTTTGAGAGGCTTCGCCTGCTTTATCTGCTGCTCCTTTACTATTCTGTAGTGATGCGACTAACTGGTCATTGCTGAGTTTGCCTGACTTCGCAGCCGCCGTGAACATATCAGCGTTCTTGCCAAGCAGTTTCGTTTCGGCTGCGGTGTACGTACCCCCGTCTTTAGCGTCTTGGATCATGTGCTGCCAGAACGCACTAGAGCTCTCACCTGCCGCCTTAGCCGCTGGGCCGATTCCCATCAATATCGTAGTGACCTGTTTAGCCTTGAGCCCTGCATGAGTCAGTCCATCCAACATAGCAATTTGCTGCGGTATAGATAGGCCCATCGCCGTCATTGATGCCGTTGCTTTGTTAAAGGCAGGTGAAATCTGGTCCATAGTTACGCCCGTCTTTTGATACGCTACGGTTGCCATATCGGTAAGTTGTGCAGCAGTTAATGACGCATTGCCAGCCAAGTGAGCGGCGTTGGTCATTGTCGCAAACGTAGCAGCGTCAGACGATGCGCTGGTTTTTGTAGCGATTGAATAATTAAGGACGTCTGTTGCAGTATCTTTAAGTTCTTGGCCTTGTAGGTGTAAAGAAGTCGTAAGCTTTGTGATAACCGCTGTCACATCGGCAGCAGAAGAAGGAACCGAAGCATATACGCTTTTCCATTGGGTCATTGTAGAAGCAAGTTGCGCTCCCTGTTGTCCTGTGGCTTTGGCTATCGACGACGTAGCGTCTTCTACAATCTCTCCGCTTTTTATGGCAAACGCTCCGACGGCTACTATCGGCGCGGTTATGCCTGCGGTCATGATGCCGCCAGCGCCTTTCATGGTGCCGGAGATATCACTACCGAAGTCCGAGAACAGCCCTTTACCCTTACCTAACGCGCCAGTCAAATCGCTAAGGAAGCCGGATGCATCACTCTTTAAATTAACTATCGCAGTCCCTACGACATCGCCGCCGCCCATTTTATGCTAACCTGTTTATTATATCCTGTTTTATCATGCTCGCCGTAACTTTACAAAATATCGGAGCGTCTAGTTTTGATTCACTAAGATTTTCTCTATTCGGGATTACTGGATACGTACGACAAATATGTGGCCGTAACTCGTAAATCGTGCATCTCTTTGTTTTTTCATTCAACCACTGACAGGGCTTTGTTTTCTTTATCTTATACTCCAGGTGCGAGAAATCTGAGAGCGTATGCGGTTCGAGATATTCTTTAACTATTTTCTTATTGTTCGTACCTAATCCTTTTGCGAGTCTTTGCACGTCAGGCCAGTTTACCGCAATCGGGTCGCTCATCATACAGCACTCAGCACCACACCCGGCACAGAACTTTTCAGTAAGTAAGCCGTTTTGATAGTCTTTAATTAGGTTCTCTGGAATTTCTTGGTCAAGTATCGTATCGAGAAGCTCCCTTACTTTTTCAGGACTGGCTTTCGTAGTCTCGCATACCTCTTTAAAGATCGCTTCTTTACCGATCAGGGCGTCTATGATCTCAACGGGTACGGTTTTATCAAACTGGTCTTTGTATTTCATCCTTAACCTTTCAAAATTTGCGTTTTCCTCATTATGTCAGTAGCTTGGTAACCGATTTTAATACCCAAATTGTCAACGTCGTGTAGTTCGGCAAAGTATGTTCCTACTAACTCTTTTCGAGCGAGGCGTGCTATGACCTGATCATAGGTTTCTCCTTTCTCACAATCATAACACTCATATGTGCCTGCCTTGCGTAGACAATCGTCAAGCAACTCTTCGGTTTCTTTACTTACTTTAATCTTTCTAGTGAGGCTGTCGAAGTAGTCCCTTTCGTCCAATCGAGCTTTTAATTCCTTAACTTCTTTTTCGAGTTCTGGAACACGAGTAGCGTATCCAAGAGTTGAATCATCGGTTGCAGTATCCATCTTAAACACCTTTTGTAGCTGCCTGTTGCTTATTCCACAGATCCATAGCCTTCTTAAACCGTTCTTCATCAACGGGAAGCCCAACCGCACGAGATACCGCGTGGATAACGTCTGCGAACGCTTTTACCCTGTCCATCATGGGGGTAGCGTCCCATATCAAATCCAAATCATCAAGAGCTATATCGGGAGTTTCGGTTATCAGACCGGCCCAAATAAGGTTAAGGGTATCCTCGTGGCTCCAGTCCGCTTCGTTTATCGCTGCTATTATCTGGATAGACTTCTTATTTAGCGTCCGCTCCATCTCTCGTAACGCTTTTGACCGAAAAGTTAGCTTTCTGACGTGGTCGAGCTTTACTTCGACAACTTCAGTTACGTTTTTACCAATCCTATACTGTCGCCTATCAGCGTCAAGCGCCTGGCGGGAACCTTCATTTTCGTCTGACATTTGGTTTTACCTCTCATGCTTCGCTCTGTTTCGCTTGTTGTTTCTGCTGATGTCGCTGTAGCTTCTCTTCAAATGCTGCTCTGTCTTTTATGTTCTGGTCAATGACTTTCTGTGCTTCTGATCGTTCGTATTTAGAAATTGCCTGTTTATCTGACCCTAATTCTATGTGTTTAAGCAATCGCGTAAGGTCAGGCAACTTCTTTCCGTTCCATACATACCCTATAAAGTTAGCCGTTTGCCACGACTGAAGTGTGGCTATCTGCTGGGCGTAAACGTTTCGTGATTCGTGTGCCGTGAAGTAGGTCTCGAGTTCAATAGGCATAAGTGAAAGCAGGTCGTTAATCGGGAGTATAACGTCACTTTTGAATAATTGTTTTAGTGCGAGCTCATACCACTGAGCAAAGTTATCTGGCTCTTTTATCTGCTGAGAAAACGCGCTTGAATCCTGGACGTCTGCTTTCTTATACGTTTCCGCTTTACGGGGCGTAACGCTTATCGGGTTTCCTTCGTCGTCATAGACAACATCGTTACCTATCGCCCTGGCTATTTCAAGATGCGCCATTCGGTAAACTCTCTGTGCCTCGTCCCTGTTTAACTCATCCAATAGTTCTTGAATTAATTGTGGTGATTTTACGCCTAACGAAACCACCGTAACGTTATCACCTTCACCAAGCAACTGTATCAGCCCCAGTTCTACGACTTCCCAAAGCGGTTTACACAGGAGTTGTTCAATCTCAAGCAGGTGTTTTATGTCGTACCTGATACTCACCGGGACTTCGGCTTGGTTTGGTCTCCTTCTATCCGGAATTAGTATAGTAGTAAACGGTAGAATCGAGCATCCTTCATGCACGTTCGTTTTCTTATCTATGTCTGAGATACTATACTGCATAGGGCATCGAACTGGGTATTCTAGTGAGTCGTATATTAAGCGTAATTATCCTGCCTTGCACGTATTCATCAACCTGATGCGGCGCTGACCGAGGGCCGTTCGCCCAGCATTGCGTAACGGTAAAGAGTTCTGCATCTCCTGAGCTTAGGATGTAGTTTGTCATCGTCTTTTCTTGCCAATCAAATATATCATGAATCCGCATCGATATCGTCTGGATTTTCGTAGGGTCGTTAGTCTCTAAATCATAACAACGAATGTCTTTTTTTATCTTGTGCCCGCGCGTAGTTGCAGTATTATCGGGAACATCAGAAACGCTGTCTTCGGTCACGATAAATGGAAGTGGGAGTTTGGGAGGCGGCCCTGGGTCTACTTCTGGAACCGGAATGAACGTGAAGACCGCAGGAGAGCCACCGTAGTTATAAAGAAGTTCCTGCATAACTGGGTCAGCTTGAATCATGCCAACTACTGCATAGTTTAGGGCGTTCATTTTGTGCTCTTCAGTTTCTTTGGTCTATTCTTGAACTTGTTTAGGCATATGGCTGCGTCTTTTCGTACATCATCATTCCACGAGAAATACGAACCTAGATGCCCGATTGCCCTGTGACATTCTACTCCGTAACTTCGGGATTCGCAAAGTGTTATTAGATTAGATTCTACAAGTTCAAGCTCTGGATGTAGGTGAAAGGGGGCTATATGGTGTACGTTTAGTTTGGCTTTCCCACCGCAGCCCTCACACGTAGGATGGTCTTTTAAATGGGCGGCCCTTACTTCCGGCCAGTGCGGTGAGCGGTGTTTCTCCATCCAATACTTAGCCCTCTTTTATTAATCCAAGATTAACTTTGTCGTGTTAACGCGACATCAATCAGTTGCCGCTTGGTCTATTGCTGGTCTGAGATACGGTTCAGCGGACATATTTACCGTCCCCATCTCTGGGAATATCGCATAACTCGCCCACTTTCCAGGCTTCCCTTTTACCGGCACGTCGTAAATAATCTGCCAGCCGCCTTCTGTAGAGAGCTCTACTGCTTCTCGAATATGCCCAGAAGCTTTAAGGTCACCTGTATCAACAGGAACAAGGTCTTGTGAGATTTCTAGTATCTTTTCTGCTTTCGATTTTGAATATGGCCCTAATGTCTTCTGAGCCACGCCTGCCGCTGCATCCTCGTCTATCGAGGCTTCAAAGTCAGCGGTAACGCCCCATCCAGAGCTCATATCATATACCCCGCCCACTCTGCCGATCCTGAAACGATTGTCTTAGCGGTTATCTCGTAGTGGTGCATTATATTATCAGGGAGGTGCGCATGCACTACGAGAAAGGTATTCACGCCGCCTTGGACTGGTGGAGATACGACAATCACATCATTTCTGACTATATCCGCATCGGGAGCACAGTAGCATCTATGCGTTAGTTTATCCTTTCTAACATCGTCCTGTAGTCGTTCATGAGCATTTAATTCGCGGATTCTTCCGGGCGCGGTATCTACCAGGCTCCACGTCATAGGTGTTGCCCCATGTGACGTTAACGTTCTTGAGGCGCGGTAGATAGAAAACGTCGAGGGGTAAAGGTTGCTTTCTTCTACCGCGTCGAGAGGATATCCGCTTAATCTGCCCATCTTGTTTTATATGGACTGCCAGGGAACGTTCAATACTGCAATAGACAGGTCAGCGTATGCATCGTAAGTAACTGCACAGGTGTTTCCTGCTGCGGTATTACACCATCGAGCAGGCGGCGAGAGCTGAACTGCTAACGTGCCGCTTTCCCCAACCGTGTCTGTTTTACTAACCACGTTGCCCCATTGGTCTGCCTGCGATGCGAACGTTACAGTGTGCGTACTTCCGGCATCGGAGTTCTTAATGAGAACAACCGTCATGCCGAATAGTGCCACCGGCACGAGGTCGCCTGTCGAACTCGCGGAAGCCGCCGTGTATGTTAACGCAGCACCGCTTTGTGTCGGCGTTATTGCCGTAAATAATGTAGGATTAACCATGTTTCTTTTTTCTCCTTTAGAATAGGTTTACCGTCGAGTAACCCATCTTCCCGTCTAAATTCCCGCTGTAGGTAACTACACCGTCAACAGGGCCCATCAGATCCCACTCGGTGATAATCATGTTACCTGTACGCTGGATATCTGCGTTTCCGGGTTCTACGAGCATTACCTTAATCGGACTGATGTAGTTATCGTAGTAGTAGTCCATTAACTGGATCCCTGGGGCTTGCGCTCCGGTAACTGCGTCTATGATCCAGTTCCCACTGAAATCAATAGTCCAGTCCTGGAAGCCTGTCGCCTTGTCGATATACGGGAAACTGTCTTTATCCTTGGCAGGTTTTGAGTCCTGCTTCCGCTTTAAATCTCCTTTGTCCTGACCATCTAACCCAACATATACGAGATTTGAAATATCCCAGATGTAGATTAGCTGTTTAGCACCTAACGGTCTTTCAGGAGTAAACGGCCCGCTTGTTAGCGGTGCGCCACCAAGTCCGAGGTTTTCTTTTAAAGGTTCTCGTGTTTCGTCTACCAGCTTATCCACTGGCATCTTCTTTTCTTTTTTCGGTTCTGTGTCCATTCCCATTGGTTCCTTTCTGTCTTCGTTCATTATCGCACCTCTCCTCTATAGTGTATAATTTTTTAATATGGTGAGTGTTCCAGTTGCTTCGATCGTACTCTCACTACTCAATACCATCTCAAGCTGGTGAACGTATTGCGTAGCTACAAGAGTTGCAGTATCGACATACTCAAGCGTTACTGCTATCTGCCCTTTTGTAGGGTCACCAAACAAGAGTCCGTTCCCAAGTGTCTTCGTAAGCACCGTCCCAAATCCCGCGTTCCAGAGCGCCCAGGTAAATGTAGCATTAAAGATGTTTACGGCGGTATCGGTATCATCAGTTATGACGAATGGAATCGTAGTATAATCGCCTTGATAGAACGGGGCTGGGTTAACGGTGGAAAGCGTCATGTCTTTTCTTCACCCCATAGTTTATCTTGTGTTTTTTTGTCAAGCGTCCCACCCAGCCTGACAAATTCACTGCGCGGCGCTGGTGGCGTTGTTGAAGTTGTCCACGAAAGGCTCTGGTCAATCGTAAAGGTAGCAGGGACGCCCACTAAGGGATACACGACGTAATTTTTTCCGCCTAACGTGATCCTGAGCTCATGGCGGAACTGCCCTATTGCGCCTACGCTGCCTAAGTCCTGGTTACTAAGTGGGATAAATATACTATTTTCCGTTGTTGGTGTAGGTGTAACCTGTGGATCAATGCCTACACTCATGTCTGTTTTGTGCTTTGTGATGAGTGGAAGTTGTGAAGAACTTGTTAATGGCATAGAAAAAGCCACCCACGTTGCCGCTGTCCAGCCTGAAACATCTATAGGTGTCCCGTTTGCTAGTCCGTTCGACGTAACCGCGACGTATGGTGTAATGTCAACACCCTGGTAAATTGTGAAATCATCTGCCATGTTTTAGCCTCATCTTAACATTCGACCTCTTGAAGCATACCGTATAACCTAGTTGTTGGGTTGGGAAGTGTGCCATAAACTCTAGTTTCAGGGGTGGGGAGTTTCCCATACACTCTCAGTTCTGGATTTGGGAGTATACCTATCACACGGCTCACTGGATTTTGGAGTTTGCCATAAACGCGCGGTTCGGGATTTTGTAGCATCCCATATAGCCGTTCGACAGTCTTAAATACAGCTATTATCAGCTCACCACTCATTGTATAGGTGTTTTCTAATGCAGTCGTGATTGTTGCAGTGTAGTCCGCTGTTTCGCTCGCGGTAAAGTCACCAACGTTCATGTGAACGACGAGCGTGTTTCCAAAGGTAAGTACTGAATAATCACTTGTTGCTTTGGTTACTGTGCCCTTAGTGCCACTGATAATAAACTCCACATTTGCATTATCAAGTATAAGTGCACCGCTATCTGAAAAAACTGCGAATATAAGGTCTATCTTCCCTTGTTTAATATTTGCATCTGGATATATTTCAAGCGTAAGCCCACATGGTAATCCCTCATGCGTACCTACTGCGACCCCCATAACATAATTATGGACTAATATAATGTACCCACAGGCTGATCCATCATGCGTACCCACTGCAACCCCTGTAACGTTGTTTGTCATCTATCGTTCCTGAGAGTATAATAACGTTGAATAACCAGTAAATGAGGTGGCATCACATGTATAAGGAACGGTGGCAGCACCGGCCCAATAGTTATTTCCAGTGACAGCATCAATGAACGGGAACCACCCTAACAACGGACTTGTAGAGTCATACGTGTTATTCGTTCCAGATGGATAATATGACGTGAGTGGGGGGACTAATGAGTTAGCCACGTTTAGATCCCAGTAGAGTATCATAATCCCTGCTGTCATCGTTTGGCCACCGCTTACTGCCCATGATAATGGATACGAAGCATTAACTGGGTAAATAATATAATTAGAAGTGGGGTTGGTCTTTTGAAACTTTACAACTGGTGCCATGTGTATAGGCATCCGCTGGTAGCCAGTAGCCTGCGCTGGTTCTGCTGAGTTGGCTATTGCGGTACTCAAATAGGTATCGTTATAGTCATCAAGCACTGTAGAACCTGTGGGGCCGTATATAGAACTATTGACAAGGGCAGCGTACAATGCATAGTTAGTGGTCGAACCGTTCCATTTGAAAGGTGTGCTCTGACTCGCATCCATCAATAAACGCCCATTAGAATACCAGTGTCCTACTGTCATCTTATTTTATTCTCCTTCTTTTAGGTTAGATACGCTATATTCATTAGGTCAACCACGTGCGAACCCTCAAGCAGTTGTAACGACGGTTGGAACTCCATCTGCGGTTGTACCCATTCCCACCACGTCGGCGTAGTGATTGGGGATAATCTGCCACTGTCATTGGAACTGGAAACCTCACACTCAAGCACATCGAATGACCCCTGCGCCGTGAGTTGCTTCAGTTGCCATAGATACGTCGCATAGCGCCGCTCGGCTTCCGCGATTGACGGGTTCGGGTCTGCGGGGCTTCCACCGTCGCCGTATTGGCCAGTCATCGTCCAGTATGTTCCGTTATTAAATTCCGGTGGCACGCATGACGTCGAATCAATACCAAGCGACATCTCAGGATGGTTATCGTGCATATACTCAACAAGACTCGGTTGTATTATCGTTGCGTCGTAAACGTTCCAAACCTCGACATCTACCCCATCTACTTGTGAGAGCCGTGTCTCGAAGTCAGCCCATAGGCTGTATTGCGTGCCACTATTGCGCCACATCTGACCGAAGATTCCTTGCCTCAGTGGTGTCGTAGTTTTAGGGAGTAACCACGACATAAAATTATCATACCCACTTTCAAACCAGTAATTCTTGATGACATAGCCTTCTGAACCGTCCGGCCCCCATAGGGAGTCTATATGTTCGATAAGGTCGCCGAATGTGCTTTGATACGAACTCGGTGGTGTGCTTGCGTTAAACGCGGGGCCGCCTGTGTCCCACGGTTCTGACGTCGCGTTTAAGTTGAATTGAACCATGATTCTGTTTTCGAGGCAGAGTTGTAGGGCTGCAGCCATGTCTGCGTCCCATGCAGCGTTTGATTGATAATCTGCAAATGTGTCCGCACCGATTGATATATCCCACCCGTTCGCCGCGCACCAGTCGAGGTCGAGGTAGTTGGGGGTGGTAAGATAATTAGGCCCAAGCCACACGTTTTTATCGTTCATTTTTTTAGTTTATTGCGGTGTGTATTGTAGCCGGGCGCCGTAATTCCTGCTTGACCCGTTATATGTGAAGTTTTTTTCGACGAACGGCCCCGTTCCTGCGCCAGCGTATCCGTAATCACCACCCATCAAGAGTACGTTAGAAGTTGCCGCTATCGTCTGATACGCACAGGTATATTGTCCTGCGGAGGCACCCCCTGTAGAGCCAATAAATAACCATTTAAGCGTCTGTGTGTAATCGAACATTTCAATGTTATTACCGGAACTGAGTTGAACGATAGACGTATCGGCATACGGCGCTGAGAACGCTGCACCTGTTGTGCCGTTACTCGACGTGCTGGATAGCGTTCCATTATCAGCGGTAAATATGTGGTAATCGCTCCCTGCACGAATGTTAATACCATCAACGAACTGGAATAAGTTACCCCACATATTTTCTATTCCACGATAAGACATAGCATACGTCGTTACCTGCGTCGCGCCACCGTTGCCCTCACTTGTAAACGTCACCTGTCCGCTTGCGTTGCCGAGCGTGGTAGTATGGCCGGTGTTACATGAGCAGTTGTTTGAACCGTTTTGCGTAATATTGGAGATGCCGTATGAAAGCACACTCCGCAAGTACAACGAACCATATTCGATAATCGCTAAGAGCGCCGCAGCACACCACGCCTGATACATCATAAGGCCCCACCCTGCGCCGTTGTTATTTGCGTAGGTGCGGAAGTTGGTTATTGAAACTAATGCCGTTGGTTGCGTGTCGGCTATGGTGGTGATGCCGCCGCGCGATTCGAGTTTCGTGGTCCCACTGTTGTAATAGCCTTCATACGCGCCAACGTAAACGCCTGACTTTGCGACCGTGTTTGATATAAACGCGGGATGAATGTCTGATGAGCTGAACGTATAATCACCGCTGTTGTCTGATAGGCGGAACGTATCCCCAACCGCCCCGACCCAGTACCATATCTGATTGGTGGTTAATTGGTCAACGTGATAACAGAACTGGGGGATGTACACCATCTTCATCTCGCTGCCGGTGGTGTCAATATCTGAGTAGCAGTTGTCGCCGGTTTGAAGTGGTGTGGTATTGACATTGCAGCGAGAAGCTACTGAACCATCTGGTCGTAATGAAACACGACCCATAACACCCCACGGAGCTAGACTGTTAAAGTAGGTCGTCGCTGCCGCTTGGTTGGCTGGTGAATAAAGGGTATTGCTGCCTGATGCACCATGATAGCGCGTGAGTGTGGGGCTTGAGTTATTCGTAACCCATTTAACGCCTTCTGCGCCCATATTAACCACCTCCTTTTCTCAGGTTGCGAAGCCCCCTACAGTCAACGCGAGGAAAAAGAGAACCGCGACGTATGCCCGTTAAGCCACCACGGTTCGGCGTGACAAGGGTATTTTGCTTAGTGGCCATCGTTTACACCACGCTAGTTGGCGTCACGTCTATCCTGTTTATGGTTACGTTCGTAATCGACGCGACGAGAATCATCATACTGTCGCCGTTTGTGGTAAGGTTAAACATCTGCCTAAACGATTGCGCTGTGCCGTTAAGGAGGCTTACGTATATCGGCGCACCGATATGGTAGTTTGTTCCTTGTTTATCGTTAAGGAATAAGGGTACAAGCGTTAATGAAGGCGCTGTAGTGGTATATGCCGTCTGTTGTGCATCTATAAACACATCAGCGTTGTTGTATCCTGCCGTTGAAACGGGCGTTAAACCAGCTATCGTAGCCTGGGAAAATGCCGTACTTGTTACAAATTGTGCTGCTGTAGTCTGTGCGTTCGCTCCAGTGACACCAATATCGCACGCCCACGCAGCTCTGGCTGTTGAGTTCGTAACCGGCGTTTCTGCGGTCGTACAGACACACCCCGTTCCTACCCCACCACTAGCTGCAAGCTGTGCGCCGGTGAATGTACAGACGTGCTTTGGTGCGCCTGAGTCAGTAGAAAGGAATATTTCATACACAAGGTCAGTGTCAGCAAGACTTGAACCCCATGCAGAGGGTATGGTTATTCTAATAGAATGGGCTGCGGACAATGATACCGAACCAACAGCGGAGGCCATCGTGACCCCCATGCCGTTTCGGACAACATATGCCGCGTACCATGTGGTCGGCGAGTGACCAAGAGTGCCTTCTGCTACGCCGCTGTCTGCGACTGTGGGAACTGTTGGCGCTGTGTTCGTCGCACCTACAACATCAGCAGCAGTGAGAGATGATCGGTGCGCCGCCGCTCCCGATGTGTTTCGCACGCCTTTTGTTTGTACGCCGATAGTGTGCGAGATAGTGTCTTCAACTGCGGTGAGGATCGTATTCGTGAACGCCTGACTTGATAATGTTGCGGTAACTGTCCCCGTGATCCCTGGTAACGCATTAACGCCGATTTTACCATTTGAGTCTACTGCGAGCAGTTGTGTGGGCGTTGTACCGTCTGAAACCTTGACTGACCCTATAGCAATATCAGTTTCGAGATTAACGCCAAGATTTCCATTTGAATCTATATTAAGTGGAGTAAGTTCATCGGCCCCGTTAGCATTTTTAGTCGGGCCTACTTTAACGATGTTGACATTTTGTACCATGATCTTACCCCGCCATTACGTAGCGAATGTATGAAATGTAAACATCCAACGCGCCGACCGTGCCGGTTGTGCTCGTTAGATACGCGTTATACGTTGTATCGCTCGCGCACCAATGCCATTTAGGATGCGCCCACGTCGTTACTGAGAAGTTCGATGGAGTTTTTGTCTGCGACCCGGCACTGATTACTGTAGTAGTCGTTGTTTGCGTGAATGGGAGTTCGGCTTCTGTGAGCGTAGTACCCGTATCTTTATTAATTACTTCCCAGTTGTCGGGGGTTGTAATCGTCGGGAACGTTGCGGTCCAGTTTCCTGCGGTCGTTGTCTGGCCGCCAGTAACCCATAGGTCAGTCCCTAGAACGGCGGGGTCATCCCCTGTAACTGAGTTAATTGGTGCCAAAGTAGGAGCTGCCATAAGCGACGTTTGTGCTGCGGTTCTGCCCAAGGTAATTGCAGTATCACCGTCAAACGCTATTCGCGCTACCGCAACGCAACCAATAACAAGCGAACCACCAGGAACGGTGCAGATTGGATACGTCCCAGGTGTGAGGTTACTAGCGGTAAGCGGTAATCCAGTAATCTCAGCGAATCCTATAGGGGTACGCGTTCCCTGTGTGAGAATACCCGCTGCGAGCTGCTCTGAAGTAATACCCGCTGTCTCGCTGATCGATGCGGTGGTTATCGTTCCGGGGGTGATATTGTCCTCGGTTATCGTATTAGTAGCGAGTAAATCTCCGGTAAACCATCTGCCTCTAAAAAGTCTCGCTAAGTTATCCTTATATCCCATAGTTGGGCCTCCTACCTCCTTTTTTAATGAATATTTAAAATTGAATTATGTGTGACTTCGGTATAATCGTGCGAGCCTCATTGCTTCAAGAGTGAGCGGATAACCCACCGTCTGACATTTAAGCTCTCCTGCTGCGGTTTTTAATGCTGCAACCGCTGCCGGTACGTCGGTCGATTCTGCTTTTAATTTGCCATTAACCTTCTTTTTTTCTGCCATCTTCATACCTAAAAAATAAAGTGTTGGAGTTTAGCGGATTACCACGTCTTATCGCTCCACATACCTACCTTAATTTGCTTCGGGGTGCATTTCTCGTCCTCTAGCGGTTCAACACCACCAAAGAACGGTTTAGCTTGCCGTATAGCCATCTCTTTCATATCCTTAGATAGTTGAAGGAAATGGTCATACCGTTGCTGATACGCACCGCTCCAGTCACCGAGCTTTTCTTCGGTAGTTGGAGCAAAGCGAGCGGCTAAAGTGTTCGCTAAAACACCTGCCGCCCAGTAGGCATTTGTGTACTGATCGGTGACGAAGAGGATTTCCTCATCCCACAGGAGTTGGTGGTCCTCATCGGTATCGCCAATGAGAAACCGTACCTCATCTAGTGAAGAATTGGAAGGATCCCCGCTGTAACTCCACGTTGCCATTTCGTTTGCCCTTAACTGATTACACCGTTCAGGAAGCATCCGAGGTCTTGAGCTATGATTTCCATGCCCATCGCCATCTCTGCTTCCATCCTCATGGCACGTCTCCATTCCATGCGGAAGTTTCGGACAGCGAACCAACCTGCGCCACCTGAACCAACTATATCCTGATACGGCCCACCGGAGCTGAGGTATCCGTTCCATCCGAACGTGTACCCAGCAGATGGGGTAAGTATCGAGGGCGTTGGGTTGCTGTAGCAGAGCAGCGCATCGTTGCCGTACGCAAAGCCCATGCTTGGCGAAGCTGAACCTTCTGCGGCGGAGTTAACCACGCACATAGGCACAATCACTCTATCGATGCTAAACACTTGTGCAAGAGCCTGTTCTGATATAACTGCGGGCGCACCTGGCGTTCCACCGAATTTAATCCTTTCGAGGATTTCTGGGTGGACAATGAGCGCTTCGTAGGCTTGCGGGCCTATGACCAGTGTGTTAGGCACGAAACCAGTCTGTTGCGCCATGTTGAGTCTGAACTTTCGTATATCTTCGATAGGCGTACTGTTAGTTTGGTCATCCCAGAACACAAACTGGCCGCCGCCGCCGTTAGCTGCGCCGTTTTCGGTGGTTGTCCATACTCCGTTCGTGAAGTAGTTGGTGACGAACTGCATTTCCCTGGCGAGCAGGAGCTTCTGTGTCAAGAAAAGGCTGATATCACGCTGCATGTTAAGCGGTGCATCGGCGTTAGCTGATACCATATCGCCTAGGTCAACGTGCAGGCCCCAAACGTCGCACATATAGACGTTTTTCATGTCGAGGCCGTAGCCCGTTCCTGCTGTCTCTGAACCGTCTAGCCGGACTTTAGCTTCATTCGTGAACCAGTAGTCTTTCGTATAGCTGACGTAGTAGTCAGATTTCTTCATCACAGGGATGAGTGGAAAGATCTCGGCTGCCCTGAAGTTGGTTTGGCTTTGAATGTACGCAATACTAAAGATAGTATTGGGTACATTAACGTGCACATCGAAGACGCTTGGCTGGCTCTTGGTGAGCGAAACGTGATTTGGCATTGTCCATGCTTCGGCGGGGCTTTCGATAAGACCCGCTTTGGTAAGACGTTTCGCAGCTCCGTAGAGACCGTAGTTCGGCGTGATCGAGGCGAAGTTTCTTTGAGAATTTGTTGCCATCTTTTTAGTTCTCCTAGTTTGTAATGATGTGAACCTCTAAAACGCCGAGGTCGCTTGTGAATACGTCCGAAGCGACTTGCGTGTAGTGGATCGTCAGCGTGTCCGTTGACGCGAACGTGTTGTTGATCGTTGGATTTGCGTTCGGTGCGACTACTGTTCCTACTGTCGATCCCTCAGTAATTGTCAGCGTTGACTTCGTAGTGCCTACTGAGTAAAGGCTTCTAGGCGTGGCGCCTGTAGTAAGTATCAGGTCAAGTGATCCTTGTCCCGAGCTGCCACTAGATGTAGTCGTGAAAAGTCCGTACCAACCTACTATAGTACCAGTAAAGCCTAGCGGAAGCGCCGCATAAACGTTGTTAGTACCAGCAAGGTTCGTCAGCTTGATCGCATATTCTAGTTGGCCTGCTCTGTACGTAGCTCCTGACGATCCGCGAGTCATAAGCGCGACATCGTGTATCTCGCCAGTTCCATCGCAGTTATCTTGCGACATCATAGCGACGATAACGTCTGAGCCTATCGAGCCCGTCGTAAGTCGTCCTGCCGTGTCAGCAAGCTTAAGACCCACGCCTGGACCAGGAGTTCCGCTCATGACGCATTTGCTGTGTCCGAGTTCACGAACAACCGCAATATCGCCGATAGGCGGGTCATTCTGGAGTATGCCCCATACCTGGTTTGCAGGCACCGTTACTGAGTCAAGTGCCGGAGGCACGGTAGAAGTGGTCAACGACTGTACCGAGGTACTCGCGAGGTACATGTTGCCGTCCGTTCCCATTGCAACGGCTCTGAACTGATAACTTGATAGATCCATGCCCGCGACATATGACATGTCGAGGACGGGTGTATCGCCGACCATTAGAACTCACCTCGTGATGCGGCTAGGTTGTGATTAAGGACTTCCTTGTACCCTTCTGGGTCTGCGTGCACAACGTCGGTGTACGCTTGTTCGTACGTTATCCCTGCTGATTTCTGTAGTGCTTTGGCTTCTGCGTCCCACCTAACAAGTGGGTTCGATGCGTCGCCTTCGAGAGCACTTCCGTACTCAGCGAACAGGTCGCCTTTTCTAAGCATTTCCTCGTGAGCGTCGAGAAGATGAATAAATGCCTGGAACGACTTTTCTGGAAGGTAGTCTGCTGCGTCTTTCATCAAATTGACGAAATCAGCACCTTTGGCAATACGGGTGTACCGCGATGCCTTCGCAAGAAAAACCTCTTCACGCTTTTGCTCTTCCATCTTGGCGATGCGCTCGTCCTTCTCTACGAGGGCCTTCCATATCGGACGGACGGCCTTTTGCACATCTTCAGGTAGAAGATCAAGGTCTTCCTCTTTCTCGATCTTTTCGAGGGTTTTTTCTATACTCTTTTTCATTTTCGTTGCCTTTGATTTCTGAGCTCCGTCGTCTCCATCGCAACCGTCATCATCATCGTCGTCGTCCTCAGTAGGCTTCGCTTTCTTAGTGCTGGCTTTCTGAAAACCTGCGATAGACGAAATTTCATCAAAGAAGTTTACGGGGAGTTCTTCAGCAACAGATTTAGCAAG